CCCATTGTTTAGCATAAAATCTCTCCATTAAGCCGGTTACAGCCATGCAACTCGAAATACTCCTTGCGATCTGCGTCATCTACATCCTTTGGCGTTGGCTTCGGCCCGCCAAGCGTGCTCCACATTTGACCAAAGAGTTCGAGGCGCACATCACCGACGTTATGGCCAACGTTGATGATTGCACCTTCACGGAGGAGGAAGAGGGTGATTTTTCCACCACCACAAACCGCGGACGGTTCCAGGCGAAAGTGATTGCAGCTGCAAAAGCAGAATTTGGGCTCCTTCAGCGCACTCATGCCAATCGGTTGATGGTTAGGAAGTTTATGAGGGATTTGATGAGGGATAGGAAAATGCGTCCAAGCCACATTGCAAAAGAATTGGACGTTTCTGTCTCCATCTTCTTCATTCCTTCCAAGTCTGACATCGAGGCTTATAAAGTGAATGCGTCCTTGGAAGCGATGGAGCGTGATGGTGAAGTTTCAAGCGTGTGGGAATCCTACTACGGTGCTCTTGGCCGTATGTTAGGATTTAGTTCCGCCTAGGGGTGCCTGGGTGAGTTGACGGGGGTTGAGGCAAAGCCATCTATATTGTCTCATCCCGCATTGACCGTCTTTTCTCGCTTGGGTGCTGTTCCGCACGTGCGGAAGTTTTTTCAGGTAGTTGGTTTCTCATCTCCGTCCAACTATCTTGTACATAACTCATCTCTTAATAACCTGGCTCGTGGTGTGTTGACTCGCGTTTTCTATGCAAAAGGTGTGTCAACCCCAAAGCCCGCAGAGGGGGTCTATCGTGAGCGCTTGCGAAATTTTCGTGAGTCTTTGTTGAAGGGTTTTAGTTCGACCACCCCTGTAACTCGGCAAGAATTTGTTGAGTATTACAAGGGTCGCAGGAAAACTCTTTACCAAAGGGCCGCCGATTCATTACTTACCCGCAGTGTGAATCGGAAGGACGCAGCGATCAAGGCTTTTGTCAAAGCTGAATTTATTAATTCGGATGACAAACCAGACCCCGACCCTCGTGTCATATCCCCGAGGGATCCCAGGTACAATGTTGAAGTGGGGAAGTACTTGAGGCCAGTTGAACACAAAGTGTATGGTGCTATTGCCCGTATATTTGGTGAATCAACTGTCCTCAAAGGGTTTAATGCTCAGCAGACGGGCCAGATCTTCCAAGATAAGTGGTCTCGATATCGCAACCCAGTCGCAATTGGCTTGGATGCAAGTCGCTTTGATCAACATGTTAGCGTTGAGGCCCTTAAGTGGGAACATTCCGTTTATAATGGAATTTTCCATTCTAAGGAGCTCCGCAAATTGTTGTCTTGGCAATTGCAGAACCGAGCGATTGGCCACTGCCGCGACGGCAAATTGAAGTATGTGGTGGACGGTTGTAGAATGAGTGGTGACATGAACACCGCTATGGGCAATTGTCTCATCATGTGTGCGCTTGTTCACAGCTACCTTCAATTGCGTGGCGTACGGGGTAGTCTCGCCAATAATGGTGATGACTGCACTGTGGTTATCGAGAGTGCTGACTTGGCCAAGTTTCAAAATGGTCTAACTGAGTGGTTTCTTGAAATGGGCTTCGATATGAAGGTCGAGAAGCCTGTCTATGACATTGAGGGAATTGAGTTTTGTCAAACTCATCCCATCTTCGTGGATGGATCCTATGTCATGGTCAGGAACTTCCCGAAAGCAATCGCCAAGGATTGTCTTTCATTGAAGGAACTACAGTCGCCGAGCGTATGCAAGTTATGGATGGATGCTGTTGGTCAAGGTGGTCTCAGTCTTTGTGGCGGGATACCCGTATACCAAGAGTTTTACTCATCCTACATACGAGCGGCAGCTAGTATTGAAATCAAGCGAACTAAACAGAATTCTAAGCGTAGGGGCAGGATCCCGGACGCGGAATTAACTGGTGGTCTTGCTTGGCTATCCAAAGGGATGCAGCGTAGATATGGTACAGTGGCTCCAGAGACTAGACATTCTTTTTATCTAGCCTTTGGTACCACGCCTGAGCAACAACAGGCCCTTGAGGACTATTACTACAAAGCATCATTTCAATACTCAGTCAGGAAATTTGGACGTCAGGTCCACTTGCCTGGCTGGTTCTGATGCTGAGAGTTGTTAAATTGGGTCTTATCCTTTAAACAGACCAAAACGTTTGGAGCAATCCTGTCAATATTTACGTGCTAACCAAAATGCCGAGAGACTGCACGGCTCTACCCCTGGTGGGGAGGATAAGATGAACAGTCCAGTTACATGTTTGCTGGATCCAATACAAAACATGGCACCAAAAATGGCTAAAAACAAAAACAAGAGTGTTAACGGGAAGAGAGCTCAGGTGGCACAGAAGATGCCCCCTCAAGTTCGTTACAGTAAGACGGCCCCAGCAGCTATGGGTGGTATTACCTCCAAGCAGAGGAGTACCCTTCCCCTATCTGTCGGGATGGGCCGGAGGATGGTAGTTCAAAATTATGAGTTGATTGCATCTGTTAAAGGGTTCGCTACAGATACCTTCGCAAATTTGCTTTCGAGTTACACCTGCAATCCTGGTATTGCACTATTCACCCCTTGGCTTTCTACCTTGGCGTTGAATTACTCGAAATTTAATTGGAAGAGTCTCCGCTTCATTTATGTCCCCAAGGTTCCTACCTCAATCCCTGGGCAGGCATTTATTTCAATCGGTTACGACCCTTCAGATACCGCACCTACTAGTATTGCAGATGTTGCGGTAACTGATTCTTCATCCCTTGGTCCTGTTTGGATTGGGGGTGGCATCAATCAGGAAAAAGCTTTTCGTGCTGATCTCGGCATTGATGAGGCTATTTTCGTTGATGTGGATTGCAAATCTTTCACTCAGCCTTACTACTATGTTCGTAAGCAGGGTGGGTTGGATGCGGATACTAAGCCGTGTCTTCTTTATTTTGGCACGGCAGCTGCCCTTACAGGAGTTGGCGCTTATGGCGCAACTGGTGATATCTACGTCGCTTATAGTGTTGAACTTTTCGAGCCGGTTCAGTCGGCTCTTAACGTTTAATGTCTAATTTTGCACCGGTGTCTGAAGCAGTGGGTGAGGCTATGTCAGCCGCTATGACAGCAAATGCTGCATATGCGGCTGAGATGGCTGCATTACAGGCATCGGAAACTGCGGCTGGAGCTGGTCTCGCTGCCTTTGAGGCCGAACTAGCTGCAGAAGAAGCATTTATCACCTCCCTGGAGTTAGCTGAGGCAATGGAGTTGTATGGTGGACCATTGGGTTGGATAGCTGCGGCTTTCACTGGTACAATATTGTTGGGTACTGCAATTACTGTTGTGATGATGATGAATAAAATCGCACAAAGTAGGACTGACTTATTGACCATTGAAAAGAAGATATCTGATCTGAAACCTCCCCCTCCTACAACTAAGCCTATGCCACCTAGTACCACACCTCCCTTCCATGTCGACCCAGCTATCAGTGATATTGTGTCTGCAATACCTGATGGTCCGCTAGTAGATGTGTCTGATCTCTTTAATTGTAAATATCGGTTTCCGTGGTCTCGTTGTAATAGACGAATCACGTGAGGAGTTTCCTTTCTTTCAGTCTCAGTCATTAAACTCTGGAGTTAAGTGATAGCAACTAAGACTTGCAGGCACTTCTCTAGGTGCACGTCGTGGTGCAAGAGCATAGCGCAGTGTTGGCCACACGCACGAATAAAATCCAAAAAA